TTGATATCTATGAATTACCACAACCAGAACACACATACTTATTAACAGCTGACGTTGCACGAGGAACATCAAATGATTACTCTGCATTTATTGTTTTTGATGTTACTTCAGTTCCATATAGAATAGTTGCGAAGTTTAGAGATAACGAAATAAAACCTTTACTCTTTCCACAAAAAATACATCAAATCGCAAAAGTATATAATACTGCATTTGTTTTAGTAGAAGTCAATGACATTGGTGAACAAGTTGCAAATGCAATGCACTATGATATGGAATACGATAATATGATTATGGCATCTATGAGAGGTCGTGCTGGACAAATACTTGGTGGTGGATTCTCTGGTGGTAGAGCTCAATTGGGTGTGAGAACAACAAAAGCAGTAAAAAGTATAGGGTGTTCTAATCTAAAACAACTAGTAGAAGATAATAAAATAATCATAGAAGACTTTGATACAATCAATGAACTGTCTACTTTTATTGTAAAGGGTTCATCATTTGAAGCAGATGATGGTTGTAATGATGATATGGTTGCGTGTTTGTTTATATTTGGTTGGTGTACAGACCAGACTTATTTCAAAGAACTTACAAACAATGATATACGAGAACAGATGTACAGAGAAAACCAAGACCAACTAGAACAAGACATGGCACCTTTTGGGTTTGTTCTTACTGGATTAGAAGATGAAAACATAGGAACAGCTGTTGATGAGTATGGTACAAGATGGAGTCCAATAGTTAGACAGTACGATACTGATTGGTAATGGAAAGTCCATGTGTTCAAATCTGCAAACTTATAGATAGTGTATGTGTTGGTTGTTTTAGGACAACCGAAGAAATAACTATGTGGTCTAAATACACAGATGAAAAAAGAGATACTATTATTAAAGAAATTCAATCAAGTCGTTGTCAAGTTTTATCCAACAATTAGAACAGACTACTTTGCATTGGTTCATTAATTTATGAACCTCTTTTCTACTTTCGTCATTCGTACCAACTCGTTTTGCTTGTTTACGAATTTCTACATCATGGGGATATAGTTTGAGAGTTACAGTTTCACTCTCTCCACAATGAATACAATGTTCGTTTCCAAGATGTGTGTTTAACCATGCGACTCGTTTTCGGTAGTTCCTACGAGCTACTTTTTTGATAGTTTCTTTATATTTTTCATAATGTGTTTCCATATGGTTATTTATAAGTTTTGTTACATATAAAAGTGAGTTTTTAGAAACTTCATTTTTATAAATACAAGTAAATAAGAGTAATATCTCAATTAAAGGAGCAAAAATCATGTCATTTTTAGTCTCACCTGGCGTTCATGTTAGGGAAATAGATTTAACGAATGTCGTTCCAGCTGTTGCAACATCTATTGGTGCAATTGCAGGCGCATTTGAAAAAGGCCCAGTCGGTTCTGTGACAACTATTACGTCAGAAGAACAATTGGTGCAAACATTTGGTAAACCACAAACAACAAGTAATCAGTTTGAAACATTCTTTTCTGCAACAAACTTTTTGCAGTATGGTGATAACTTAAAAGTAGTAAGAGCAGAAAGTGCCATATTAAATGCTGGTGCAAACTCTGGAATACTTATTCGTGATGATGACCACTATGAATCATCTTTCCAAGATGGTTCTGGTTCTCATGGAGAGTGGGCCGCAAGGACTGCTGGAACACATGGTAACGGAATTGGCGTAGATATTTGTGGAAGTGCAAGAGCATTTAAACAACCTCTAGGTTCATTAAACTTAATAAATGGTGCTGGTGCAATTGGTGACTTATCAGTTACAGTAGATAACCAAGATGCAACAGATGCTACAATCGCAATCGGTGATATCATTTCTTTCCAAACTGCTTCAGCTGTTGTTGCAACAGTTGCTGGTGCAATCACAGTTGCTACTAAAAACTTAGTAGTTGACGGAAACTCTGGTACAATCGTAGTTGGAGATAGAGTACTCGGTGCTGGTATATCAGACGGAGATGTAGTTGTTAAAGTTGCAACAATAACTGACCAACAGAACCTTGTTCTTGATAAATCAATTATAGTTGCAAACGACATACCTCTTGTATTTTCAAAAGATACACAAGTAGAATCAAAAGGTGAGGAATACGAAGTAACTGCCGTTTCTGGTGAAGTTTTAACAATTCGTTTACTTGATGACCCTGCTGGTGCTGGACTACAAACTGTAATTCCAGACAACTCACTTATCACAAGACGTTGGAGATTTTCTGACTTATTTGATGAAGCGCCTGGAACATCTTCTTGGTCAATCGCAAATGCTCGTGGAGAAAAAGATGAAATCCATGTTGCAGTATATGACACAGTTGGTGATATCACAGGAAGTGCTGTTGGTGTTGTTGGACAAAGAACAGCTGCAGTAATCGAAAGATTTGCAAATATGTCAAAGAACCCTAATGGTAAAACTGCACAAGGTTCTAACAACTATTATTCAGATGTTATCTTTGCACAATCTGGGTTTATCTACTGGACAGACCATCTTGCTGCTGGTTCTAACTGGGGAACAGACATTGCATCTGGTACAGATTACACATTAGTATCTGGTATTGATGTTTCTACATTAACTGGTGGAACAGACGATTATGCTACAACAAATGGTGAAATCGCACTTGCATATGATAAGTTTGCTGATACAGAATCATTAGATATCAATCTAGTTATTGGTGGTTCATCAAGTATTGCTGCTGATACAGCTGCAAACATGGACACTCATGTAACAATGATTACTGCGCTTTGTGAATTGCGTAGAGATTGTGTGGGATTTGTTTCTCCATATCGTGGTGCAACAGTTGGTATCGCATCTTCACTTACTGCAACGAAAAATGTTGTTGATGCCTTTGACTTATGTCCAAGTTCATCTTACATGGTTTTCGATAGTGGTTACAAGTATATGTACGATAAGTATTCTGATGTATACAGATTTGTTCCATTAAACGCAGACATTGCTGGACTATGTGCATTTACAGATAATATTGCAGATAGTTTCTTCTCTCCTGCTGGATTTAACAGAGGAAATATTCGTGGTGCAATTAAGTTGTCTTACAACCCACAAAAGGCTGAAAGAGATCAACTTTATAAGAAACGAGTTAACCCTGTAACTAACTTTCCAGGCCAAGGAGTTGTACTCTTTGGAGATAAGACTGCATTAACAAAACCAAGTGCGTTTGATAGAATTAACGTAAGACGTTTATTCTTACTTCTAGAAAAAGCAATTGCAACTGCAGCTAAGTTTCAACTCTTTGAGTTCAATGATGCATTTACAAGAGCACAATTTAGAAACTTAGTAGAACCTTTCTTGAGGGATATTCAAGGTAGACGAGGTATTTCAGACTTTAGTTTAAAGTGTGATGATACTAACAATACTGGTGAAGTCATTGATAGAAACGAGTTTATTGCAGACATCTATATCAAACCTGCTAGGTCAATCAATTTCATAACACTAAACTTTATCGCAGTAAGAACTGGGGTTGCGTTTAGTGAGGTAGGAGGTTAATCATGGCACAAATAGATGACTTTAAAGCAAATTTAATCGGTGGTGGTGCAAGAGCCAACCAATTTAGGATAACTGTTACTCCTCCACCAGGCATTGCAATTGGATTAGATGTTCGTAGAACTTCTTTTCTAGTAAAGGCTGCAGCTATTCCAAGTATTGAAATGGCATTTATTCCTGTACCATTTAGAGGAAGAAATGTATTTTATCCTGGCGATAGACCAGACCCAGGCGATTGGTCAACAACTTTCTATAATGACACAGACTTTATGATAAGAAATGCAATGGAGAACTGGTCAAACGGAATTAATGATTTCGCAAATAATACTGGACTTACTAATCCTGCTGATTTCCAAACTGATTTACAAGTAGAACAGTTAGATAGAGATGATACAATTCTAAAGACATATATCCTTAGAAATTGTTTTCCAACAACTATCGCAGAAATTGGATTGGACATGAGTTCAAATGATGCTATTGAAGAATTTGCTGTGACTTGGAAGTATACACACTTAGAAGCTTCAGGCGTTAATTTCTAACCTACTAAATAGAAGACAAAGTAGGAGATATTATGGCGGAATTATTTGGTTTCAAGTTTGAGAAGATAAAAGACTCTGGCTCTCAAGAGAAGTTTACTGAACCTAGTTCAGAAGACGGAACTCTTGAGGTTGCTGGAGGCGGTTTTTATGGACAACTTCTAGATACTGATGGTAGAGAACGAACCGAGCAAGACTTGATTCGTAGATATCGTGATATTGCACAACAACCAGAGTGCGATAGTGCGATTGAAGACATCATCAATGAGGGAATTGTTGCGAATGAAAAAGACCAAGCAGTAGCCATTGAACTCGATAGACTTATGCTTACAAAAAGAATTAAAGACAGAATCAGAGAAGAATTTGATTCTGTCCTTGAACTATTAGATTTTGATACAAAAGGTCACGATATATTCAGACGTTGGTATGTTGATGGTAGATTGTTTTACCATAAAGTTATTGACCAAAAGAATCCACGAAAAGGTGTTCAAGAGTTACGATACATTGAACCTAAAAAGATTCGTAGAGTTAAAGAGATAAAGAAAGACGTTAAAAAAGGAACAAGTGTTGAACTTGTAACTAGTGTAAAGGAATACTATCTTTATAATGATAAAGGTCTTAAAACTGGAACTACAGAAGGTATTAAGATTGCTCCAGACAGTATAACTTATGTACCATCTGGATTGATTGACCAGAACAAAGGTCATGTACTTTCTTATCTACATAAAGCAATTAAACCAGTTAATCAACTACGCATGATTGAAGACTCACTTGTTATCTATCGTGTATCAAGAGCCCCAGAACGTAGAATTTTCTACATTGATGTGGGTAACTTACCTAAAGCTAAAGCAGAACAGTATCTTAAAGATGTTATGAACAGATATCGTAACAAACTGGTATATGATGCATCTACTGGTGAAATCAGAGATGATAGAAATCATATGTCTATGTTAGAAGATTTCTGGTTGCCTCGTAGAGAAGGTGGTCGTGGTACAGAAATAACTACTTTGGCTGGTGGTTCTAATCTTGGTGAGATAGATGACATTCAGTATTTTAAGAAGAAACTATTTCAATCATTAAATGTTCCTATCTCAAGGTTAGAGGCAGAGGCTGGTTTTAGTCTTGGTCGTTCTACAGAGATTACAAGAGATGAATTGAAGTTCACAAAATTTGTCCAGAGATTAAGAAAGAAGTTTACACCTCTTTTTACTGATATTCTAAAGACACAACTTATTCTTAAAGGTGTGGTTACACTAGAAGATTGGAAAAAGATTTCTCAACACATTCAGTATGACTTCCTACAAGATGGACACTTTGCAGAACTCAAGAGAGCAGAGTTAATGGAAGATAGAATCAATGCGTTAGGTTCTATTGAAAGTTATATTGGTACATTCTTCAGTAAAGAATGGGTACAGAAAAACGTACTAAATCTTTCTGATAGTGAGATTGAGGATATGCAGAAACAAATGAACAAAGAAGCTGGACTTGACCCAGACGAGGGTGGAGTTAATGTTCCAGATGATTCAGATGGTATTTCAAGATACCCATCTGTTGACGGAACACCAATACCAGCAGATGACGTAGCAAAATATAATGGTGAAACATCACCAGAAGAAAATGGAGATAAATAATGAGTGCAGAAGATTTCGTAAATCAATTACAAAACAAAAACAACTTAGGTGCAGAAGATGCTTTTAAATCTGCAATGACTGACAGAGTTGGTCAAGCATTAGAAATGAAAAGAAAAGAAGTTGCTGGAACTTTCGTAAGAAACCATATACCAGAAGTAGAGGAAGATGAAACAGTTTAATTCATTATATACATCTCTCCCAGAGAAAGATGAACAACATCTCTCCCAGAGAAAGATGAACATAAGAAATCTAAGGAGTATAAAAAACTTTCTCCGAAGATGAAAGAGGCTGTTGACGATATTTTTACAAAAATGGACTCTAAACCTTCAGATTTCCTAAATACTTTTGAAAAAACTATTAATCAGATATCTAAAAAATATAAGGTGCCAGAAAAGGAACTTATGGGATATTTTGAAAAAGAAATGTTAGCATTTTAAGGAGTTAAATAATG